CCCGAAAGAGCCCCTGCTGATTACCGAAGGCGAGATTGATGCGCTTTCCGCGATTGAGGCGGGGCACCTTCGCACCATCTCCGTTCCTGACGGAGCGCCTAACGAAGAGCTTGGCGGCGATTACACCGGGGCGAAGTATTCCTACCTCGAAGATGTTATGAACAACCTGCGCGAGGAGCCCAAGATCATCATTGCGACTGATGGTGATGCTCCTGGGCGCAATCTTTTGAACGACCTCGCGGCGCTCATCGGCATTGCACGCTGCTGGTATGTTTCCTACCCCGAGGGCTGCAAGGACCTGAACGATGTTCTGCGCGAGCAAGGCCCCGACGCTGTGAGGCAACTCATTGGCGCGGCTCAGCCTGTGCAGATGGACGGGTTTTATTCGCTCTACGAGCTGCCACCGCCCCGGCCCACAACGTCCTACACGCTCGGCATCCGCCAACTGGACGAGCAGTTCCGCGTTGTCTCCGGCGATGTGATTGTGGTGACCGGCATTCCCGGCTCCGGCAAGACCACGGCCATGCGCAACATCGCAACGTGGCTCGCCACCAAGCACGGGATCAGGCCCTGCATCTGCACTTTCGAGAACAACCCAAGTACCGATTTCATGTACTCGATGGTTTCTGCAATGACCCAGAAGCCGTGGAAGATGCTGCCTGAAGATCGGCGCAAGAAAGCGCGCGATTGGGTGAACGATAACTTCATTTTCCTGATGCCTAACCTCGACGACGATGTGACGCTGGATTGGGTGTTGGAGCGCGCGGCGGCCGCAATTCTTCGCCGGGGCTGCGGCGCGTTGTTCATCGACCCATGGAACCAGATCGAGCACACACGCGATCACGGCGAAAGCGAAACCGATTACACACGCTGGGCACTCAAGCGCCTGAAGCGATTTGCCGTGGCCTACGGCGTGCCGGTGTTTGTGCTGGCACACCCCGCCAAGATGATGCGCGACCGGGACGGCTCCATCCCGTGCCCCACGCTCTACGATATCTCGGGCTCGGCGCACTGGATCAACCGCCCCGACCTCGGAATTGTTACGCACCGGGGCGGGGATGGCTGGTTCTGGCGCGTGGCCAAGGCCCGCATTCAAAACCCTGACAGCCCAGCATGGAACGGCAAACCCGGCGACGTGACCATGTATCTCGATGAGTATGAGGCGGCTCACTACCGCCATGTGGAGGCAGAAATCTATGACTGATCTTTCAACGGACGCCCAGCGCGCATTGCTCGCGCTCTACCGCGAGACAGAGTGGACATGGGTGGAGGAAGACGCCCCGGAGAAGGGCAGGGCGGCTGTGCTGCTCCACCCCGCAGGAAAGGCCGCCAGACGCCTCTGGGCGGGCTCCATGCGCACCATCAACGACCTGTGGACCCGCGACTACCTCAGCCACCGGCAGGGGCAGGTGGGGCTCTCAGAGGTGGGTGTGATGGCCGCTCGTCGCCTACGCACCAAATCATCCCAGCCCTTTGGCGCCCAACATCGCACCGAGGCCATGAGAGTACTGGTGCGGCCCGACCAGGACGAGGGCGACACGGCGGTCAAACAGGCCATGACGGTGAACATTGGCGGGAGCGCCCCCGGCTGGCTGCTCGCGCGCGGTCACATCAGCCAAGAGGAATATGAGGCAGGAGAGCGGTTCAGAGAAGATTTCGACCTCGCCGGGATGCAGCCCAAACTCTCTGCTGGTGTTGCGCTGATCCCATTGGGCGGTGCCAAGCGCACGGGCGGCAATATGCCCATCAAACGCATGGACGCCTACAACCGCTGGAAGAAGGCAAGCGAGGCTCTGGGCGCTGAACTGGCCGACATCGCCATTGATGCGTGCTGCCTGTGCAAGGGCGTGGAACGCATTGAGCGGGAGCGGTCCTTCAAGGCGCGATCTGTGCGCCCCAAACTTGAGGCCGCCCTTACCCGGCTCGCCAAACACTACCGGGGAGAATTGTAATGCGCGGTGCAACGATGGACCCCACCGGACGGATCACACCCCTGCCTGACGGCCACGGCCCCCTCAAGAAGTACGACGGTGGCAAGGCGGACCTTGCAATCCTTCCCGGCCCCTCACTGGAGGCGACAGCCGAGGTGCTGATGTTCGGAGAGGAGAAATACTCGCGGCATAACTGGCGTGCTCCTGATTTTGATTTTGACAGATATGTTGCGGCCGCCTTGCGCCACATTTTCGCGTGGAACGAGGGCGAAGACACAGATCCCGAAACCGGCTTGAGCCACCTTGCCCACGCAAGCGGCTGCCTGATGTTCCTACTCTGGCATGAGCGGCGGGGCACCGGCGCATCCAAACGCTATGTCCCGAAGGAGAAGCTGTGATGAACGCTATTGTCGGATTTGTTGCGCTGGTTTGCGCTGGCGGGGAACCGGATTGCTTTGTGCATGAGGCGGTGTACGACACTCATTATGATTGCGAGGTGGTGATGAACGACGCGGTGCGCCGCATGGTGATTGCTGGAACGCAAGTCACGCTCGCTGAATGCGTCCCGCTGGTTGGGCGACCGGAACAGGAGTCGTGATGAAACGAGTTATCATTGAAAGCCCCTATGCGGGCGACATAGAGCGCAATACAGAATACGCGCGGCGGTGCATCAAAGACAGCTTAGATCGTGGAGAAGCGCCCTTGGCCTCGCACCTCCTTTACCCCCAAGTTCTCGATGAGAACGACCCAGCGCAGCGCAAGCAGGGGATTGACGCGGGGCTTGTCTGGTCCCGGCAAGCTGACCTTGCAGCTTTCTATTGTGATTATGGCCGCTCCCCTGGGATGGATTTCGCGTGGGATCGTTACTTTGACCTAAATTTGAAGTTTTCCAACACCCACGATCCCGCCTTCCAGTTTGAAGAGAGATTTATCGGCAAGAATGTGGGTGACGAGTGATGGATTGTTACCAGAACATCATTCAGTCCGGCGCGCCCACTGTAATGGGCATTGACCCAAGCCTTACCAGCACTGGCATTGCGGTAATCTCAGGTGGCTCGCTCTATGTGCAGAACATCACAACAAAGGCCAAGGGCATGGGGCGGCTGGCGTTCCTGCGCGATACCATCATGGACCGCGTGGAAATCACCAAGCCCGACATCATCATGCTTGAAGGTTATTCCTTCGCCTCGCGTGGTCGCGGGACGTTCAGCTTAGGTGAACTCGGTGGTGTGCTGCGCCTTGCGCTCTATGAGGCCGACCAGCCCGTCCATGTGCTTTCTCCGAACTCGCTCAAGCTGTTCGTGACCGGCAAGGGCAACGCCAACAAGACAGCGGTGTCATTGGCGCTGATGAAGCGGTGGAAGGTGGAACTGGATCAGGAGGACCAGGCAGATGCCACCGGCCTTGCGCTGGCTGCTGCCTATCACCTGATGCCAGCGTTAGAGCCAACTGTCCCTGAAGCGCAACTCAAGGCTCTTGAGAAGAGTGAGGTTCTTGGGGCGGTGGAGTCACCAAAGTAAAGGGGTCTTCCTCACCATCATCTGTGATGGGGTAGGGGGTATCACCGTGCAGGTAGATGTCACGCACCACGCGCCGCGCCCACTCATGGATCATACCATCGCTATCATGGAGCGATGTGCCGGTGCCTCTGGTGTCTGTGCCACCTCGGCAAGCAAATGAGAGAGTGGCGAAAGATACGCCCATGCCATTTGCAACTTCGTGCATGGAGAGCCCCAGCCCTTCAATGTAGTGCCTCAAGTCCGTGCGGTGGATCTCGATTGGAGGCTCCATGAATGCAATCCAGTCACGGATGCACCGTTCAATCCTCACCGCAATGTGACCATCGGCTTCTTCACGCTGACGCGCCCGCACACAGGCCATGCGAATGGTGTTGGGTGGGAACCCGACCGCCCGGTAAAAGGCGTCCTTTTGAGGCTGGCCCTTACGGTTCAGGTGCCTTTTTTTGAATGATTGGTACTGGTCTGGTGTCATTGTGCTTGGCAATCTCCGCTGCACTGCATATATTACCTCCGTCCTCTTCAATGAAGGTCGAAGCTCTGCGATTTGGACCCGGCCCCGGACTTGCTTCATTGCTTTTCCGGGGCCATTTCTTTGCCTAATCCGCTGTTTTCACTTGAGAAAACCCGCTGGATATGCTTTGTTTCTCAGGCTCCGCGATGCTTCCGCTCGCGGGGTTTTTTCTTGCTCACACGAACGTAAGCGGCCCTTGGGAACGCTCCGGCAGCCCTGATTAGCGCAGGGTTCTGGTGCAACCGGCCAAGGCGCTTGCCATAAGGCCAGCCCGTTGGTGCTTCACGGACCACCCGTCCATGCCCACCGATTTCCTGGGCGGTGTCCACGATCTGGTAGAACCAGCTTTTGGCGCGCTCCCCGGCAAAATCTTGGTCTGCGATCTTGGCCGCCTCGATGGGGCAATCTGCATCACAGACGCCCCATGCAAAGCCTGTCTGGTCGAGGATGACATACCGGGTCATTCGGCCCCCTCAATCTCATAGTTCGAGAGGTCGCTACTCCAGTCCTCAGCGGCAAGTGTTATTGATTGAACCTTTGCCTCATAAAGGGCGCTGTTCAATCCCACCCGCGCGGCGTCTGGCACATCAATCAAGTCAGCAATGGCTTGCATCGCGGCTTGAAAGGCTGAATCGTCTTCGGCTTCCATTTCTACGTTCAGCCAAAGTTTTACGTCCACAGTGTATTTGCTCATGGGGCAAATGCCTCCGTTGCGATTTCGATGTTGGCCTCAAGCATTTCTTCGCTGTAGTGGGTGAGCCCGCAGCGATAGACCGTGGCTGCGCCATCAACCCCGCATTTGGCGGTTGTGGCGTGAAGCAGATCGGCAATCATATCGCCCACCAGCTCTATCCAGTTTTCATCGGTGACAAGATCGCCGTTGTAGTTCTCAGAGTAAGACTTAACGGCGAGGCTGACGCGCTCAGCGCGGTCGCTGTTGGGTGGTTCGGAATAGCTCATTGCTCACTCCGCTGCTGCGCGCGTTGCCGCGCACGCTGAAATGGTCGCGTCCTGTGCCAGGTCATATTGCTGGCAGAACGGGGCGAAGGCTGAAATCTCAAGAACCACGCCCTTGTTGTCGGTCAGCACAATATCAAGCGTGTAGAAGTCTCGCCCCCCATCGGTGCTCAGCTTGCGCTGCTGCACGCGCACTTCATTGATTCCGTGCAGGTTCATTGTATTCGACATTGGTACTCTCCTTTGTTGGTCGAAGCTCTGCGGTAACCGCATTGAGGGGCACACCAGTTACGATGTGCCCGACGATGGGGTTTTTATTTCGCCTCGATGATGATTTCATCGTAGTGGAAGCTGTCGATGCCAGAGCGGCCCCCACATTCCCAGAAGTCTTCCACTTGCTCCTCTGTGGGCTCTTGGCCTTCCTCAAGGTCGCCCCACGCGGTCATCTGCTCACGGGCGAGGGACACGCGCCATGCCTCGCAGCCATCGGCGCTTGCGAAGGCTCGGGTGCCATCGCTGATGCCATCGTCACTGTCATGGACGGCAACCCACACTCTGGCGGGCTCGCGCGGTGTGATGGGCAATGTTTTTTCAATGGTGGCGGGGTTCTTTGTGCCGTTGTTGGACATTTCTATATCTCCTCAATACCCGGTAGCTTGCCCGCCCTCTTGGCCGCAACGCGCAGGGCCTCCACTTGGTCCCAGCAAAAATCAAACTCATCTCGCACAATGATAAGCGCACAAAGGGAAAGCACTGGGTCGGACGCTCCAGCCCTTGAAATCTGGGTCACAAAGTCTTTGGTCGCCACCTGCGAGCCCTTCACTGGGTCAGCGTGTGGGTAGGGGTTGTCCCCGTTCAGGTCAGCCATTTCAGCAATCTCTTGCAGCAGGTCGTTCATTGCGCGGCCTCCTCGTACAAATCAGAGTGAGCGGTGCTGATGCTGATGCCCTCACCTGTCACCCTGAAAACCATTTCGGTGAAGGTCGGGTCGCCGCAAACATCTGCCAGCAGGTTGGCCTCAAATGTTTCACCAAAATCATCACCCCCGAACTGATCGCGGGCGGTTTCGTAGTAGTCCTCATCCTTCTCTGGGTCGCAGCCAGGAAAATAGAAGATAAGGCTCTCAAAGGTATCATCGTCGCGGTTTCCGCCACACGCGCCCACATACGCGCCTTGGTCCTTGGCGAGGAAAAAATAGTTGTCATGTTTGGTGCAGAACTTGAACAGGTCTGCCACCTGATGGCGGCTCAGTTTAAGAGTTGGCATTGGTCGAAGCTCCTTTTCAATGCTGTGCCTAATCGCACAGGATGGCGCACCCATCGGATGCGCTCACCTCTGCGGTCAGTACCCTGCGGCCTCTGCTTGGTAGTCGCGGCGATAGCTGTCCTCCTCTTGCCAGTCTGGCACCCATGGCCAGCCGCGCGAGCATGGCTTGGCTGCGAGGCGGTCCAGCGGGCACACAAGGTCCGCACCAGTGGTCAGGCGTCCGTCGCAATCGCACCCATCTGACGTATGCTCTATGCGCACATGGTCGCCTTCGTGGGATACGACAAATGATGCGGACCACCACCCTTCTTCGGTCGGCCCGCCGCGATGGTGATGCAGGGCTTGGTCTGGTTTCAGCGTCAGCTTCACAAAGCTGCCTCTGTGGTATGTCCAGAATCGTGCGTTCTTGCTCATGCTGCCTCCTTCAAGTATTGCAGGGCTTGTGGCCCCCATTGTTTCGCCATTGCTTCTGCCACTCCCGGAAAGAAGCGAGCGCGCTCTTTGCTGCGGTCTTCGCCGGGGCTGGCGTAATGAATCTTGTTCCAAGCCCTCCACTCGTCAGAGCCTTTGACTGGCGGTGTCAGGCGGTTGGTGTCTTCCAGCGGCGCTAGGTTGTTCAGCCAGAGGCAGGTGCGCTTGAAGCACTTGTCTCCGAACTGCCACGGCTGGAAGGTCTGCGCGAAGTTCTTGTAATTGCGAATACGCGCCTTGGCGTGTTTGTGCATTATTGGGTTCTCTGCTGCGATGCAGGGGATCGGCGCGTTCCACAGGTCAGAGAAGAGCTCGGCGTGTTCATCCAGTTTCTGCCAGAGCCACGCAAAGCGTTCTTTGTCGGTGGTAAGGGCTGCATACTCGGCCCGCTCTTCATCGGTGTGAGCTGGCACATCCTTGGGAGCCACTTGGCCCGCAAGGTGTTTCGAACCCGAATTGCAAAGTCTTGTGCATGGCGGGTGCATTACCGCCATCAGGTCCCACATGCCCGGCTCAAGGTGGTTACGCACATCATCGCGAATGTGGCGATTGCTGCCGCGTTCATCGGCCCGCAGATCGCAGGACCATGCGTCATAACCCTCGCGAAGGAAGGCATCACGCACGGTCCCGCTGAACTCACATGCGACTAGGACACGCAAGTTACCCATGAGGACGGGCCTCCAAGTCGTCCTGGCTGTTTACATTCACGGGCTGGTCGGCAGGGCGCTTGCCCTCGATCAGGATCAGGTTATCCATGTAGGTGATGGCCACATGGTCGAAGCCAGCGAAGACTTTGGCCACCTGCTGGCCGGTAATGTCGATCACAGGCTTGTCGCCCTTGCCGGACACGCGGCGCGCTCCCGGCTGGTCGGCCTCACACGCGGCGAGCACAAGTGATGGCTCGCTCTCATGCCAGCTTCGGACATAGTAGGTTTCTTTGGCGCGGAACCCGGCACGATCAAGGCGCTTGCCTTCGAGCCAGATTCGGCGTCCGCCACGATGGTGGCCCAGTTTTGAAGTGAATATCTCAATCATTGGTCGAAGCTCCTTATGCTTTGATGTACGAATGTGCGCGCGCAAGGTTGGTGTATTCGCTCAGGGTCTTTGAGGCGGTGAACCACAGATCACGCTCAACTGTGATGCCGCTGTTCGCAATCTCTGACAGGCTGACGCTCCCAAGCTCGGGGACCCCTTGCCCAAGGTCACACAGGCCAAAGGCAATGTCGGGGTCTTCAGGGTCCAGTTCGGTCAAGAGCCAAGTAGCCCCGGCGGATGGCGTGAATAGCTTGACGACTGGCACATGGTCCGCGCCTCGGTCGGCTCCGTTCGCCAGTAGCTGGCGCTCAATCTCTTTGGTGATGAGTTTCATGGTTCACTCCCCCAGCCAGAGAGTGGCGGTAACAATCGAGCACACAAGCCCGGTCATGGCTGCGAGCCCCGCGCTACCCACGTCTGCGTAGGCCAGCAGCGCAACAGCCGAGCCCAGCATCACGACAGATGCAGACGCGGACAGCGCAAATAAGAGCTGGTTGGTCAATGTCTTCATTGGTCTTTCTCCTCTTTGGTCAAATGAAGGTCGAAGCATTTATTGACGGACTGGCGGTCATAGGGGATATGGGACACCAGCCCGCTGTAAGTGCTTAGGCCGTTCTCATGCGTGGTCCTCCCTTGCTAAATGAAACTTGGCCTCGGTCCCGCCACGGCCTTTGCCGGACAGGTCCAAGATTGAGTGGTACATGGTGGCGTTATGGAAATTGAGCCGCGCGGCAACCCGGCGAGCCGCATCAACTTGCCAGTGGCCGCGCAAACTAACATGGCGCGCGTGCTCGGCCCTCCAGACGTATTGATCCATCGTGGAGAGCTGTGAGAACCCGGCAGGTTCTGGCGCGTCATAGCCAATGATTGTGGTGTTCTTGGCGTAGGTCATGCTGCAACCGCCAAGGCTGAAACCAACCGCCTACGCGCATCGCCAGTCGAAAGGTGATAGACTTCACCTCGGCCTTGGTCGTCCATGAACGAGAGAAGGAGCCATTGGCGCTTGCCCCCCTCGGCCTCGATAGCGTCAAACCATTCAAGGTTCATCGCTGGCGTCTGGATACCATCGGCCCGGCGAACTGGAATCAGGTGAGAGCCATATTCACGCGCTTGCCAGATCCACAAGTCGCCACGCCTCGCGCCAGACAGCATCTGGCGATCATGGAATGTGATGTCGGTCTTATAATGCTTCACGACACCAGAACAGATGGCCATACGGATCAGCCGAGCCATAATGGGCTCAGGTGGCGCAGCTCGCGTGATGGGAGCATCAGAGCCAGCACCGTATTCAGCATGGTCGCTGGGTGAAGCCAGTGGATCAGAGCCAGAAGGGTCAATGGCATCCGCATTCCAGAATAATGGGGTCATGGTGGTATTCTCCTCAATTAGGTCGAAGCACTTCAAATATATACGTCAAATTCGACAGCGATGCAATACGTATATTTGACTAATTGCGCACACACACAAGTCTTTTGTGAGGAAGACTCACGTTTGCCACTGGCCACGGCTTGACTCGGCCCGCTGCAATGGCCATATTCACTACTCTCGACGCCAAATCGAGACACAACCTCCTGATTGGAATGGTTGAAGCGGATTGCCCCGATACTCAAAGGTGTCGGGGCTTTCGCATAATCGCATAGAGCGAATAGCAGTGTTCTCGCTTCGTTCCCCCGTTTGATCTCGTTCTGCCTTTGTTCCAGCCTCTAGGATGGCTCAGGAGCGCCAAGCCATGGTCTTTAGGTATCGACATAGCCTAGAGATAGATGGCCACTCACGGAGCGGCACAGGGGCTGCGAGCCAATAGCGCAACATTGTTACCCATACCCACGCCCCTCCACACCTATCTACTGTGGAATAGGGGGAGACTGGCCGACAACCGCACGGAACGCGGGGCGATGGAGACAGCCAGGACGAATTGAAGTGGGACCCCTACGGCATGGCAGGCATGGCCGGACCGAGGGGGCGGGGGGAGAAAAAGATGGGGGCCGGGGTACGGATAAGGAAATCCCCCCTCCCCATATCGCACCAATTTTCAAAATGTTCAACCTATACGAGCATCCCAAATCCCCGAAGGTCAAAACCCGGCATATCGGCTACTTTTTGGGTACTTCTGGTTGAACCCACGTAAAGAGAAGGAAATACCATGGATTTCGGAGACACATTGCTGGCAGAAGACTGGGAGGTGGCGTGATGGGTATGCTTGTTCTCTTCTGGTACTGCTACGACGACTTCCTGGCCGGGCTTTTGGATATGCCGGCGCTGGGTGAGGTGCCGTTTGTGTGGTGGCTTTTGTTTTTTGGTTTGGCCTGCCTGGAGAGTGCCTCGCAGCGCGCGAGGTCTAGCGGGTATTGAGTGCGGATCACGATTCCCATGTTCGCCGCTACAGATTGTTTCTGTGGGCCTGCGAGGCTGTAGGCACGCGGTGGGCGTCGAGCATGGATGCGATTTTTATCAACGGAACGGGTGCTTCGCGGCGCTCTTTTTTCTAAGGAAAGTGAATATGGACAACCGGATTAGTGACGCTATCCAGGACGTGATGGCGGAGACCACCTTCACCGAAGGGGCTCTTCAGAAATTTAAGGATGCCTTGGAGCAGGTGAAAACCCTCGAAAGCGATCTTGAGAGCGACCGCCAGGAGCTGCGGGATGCACTAAAGCACACTTACGGCTTGGAGCAGGACAACAAGGCCCAAGCTAAAACCATTCAGACGCTGAAGGCCCGCGAGCGGGAGATGGAGAAGCGCGAAGACCTCTGCCACGCAAAAGAGGTTGATAACGCTGCGCATAAGGCGAGGGCCGAGGCGATCAAGGAATGCTTCGGGATGGTGTTCGGCAATCCCACTGTGCATCGCTCCATCCACGGCCAAGTGCCCGTGCGCGAGGGGGGCGACAATGGCTATTCGGTCCAGCAAAACTACACCAAGGACGAGAGCGTGACCGAGGCGATCACCGCGGGATGGGGTGAGTCGGGATAGGCAAATATCCTTGACATAGGCTTTAATTCCTAGAAAGGTTAAATCATGGATTTTTCAAATGCGCTTGTAGCCTTGAAGGAAGGGCACACGCTTGCCCGGGTAGAGTGGCCCGAAGGTGTCTCGATGGTCCTGCGTGATTTCGATGCCGAGAGCAAGTCTGGCGAGTTCGTCGCCACTGACGAGGACGGAAACATCTGGCCGAACGGTCCCGTTGAGACCGATATGCTGGCCGCAGATTGGGAGATTGTGGAATGAGTACCGAGCAAACCAAGACAATCACCTTCGAGGAACTGGAAGAGAAGGGCCTTTCTGTTGATGAGTGGGCCGGCGGCAGGCCAGCTTACATCGGCAGCGACGGCGAGAGCATGACATACAACGTGCTGTATCCCGAATTTGTCCTGCAGGCCGGCACCTACACCGAGGTTGACCAGCCCATGCACCGCCTTGAGGCGTTCGCCAAGCGCGTGGCTCAGGTCTGCAATGACTTTGATGTGCCAGCGATCCAAGACCGCCTCACGGGCAGCGAAGAACCCGGCATCATGGCCATCGGTTACGAGGGCAAGACATACGAGGTCGTGGACCTTGTGGACGCCCTGCTTGAAACCATCGGCATCATGGATGACAAGCTGGAGGCAGCAGAAGATGAGCTTGATGTGTTACGGCGCTCGGCCACCGGTGACATCGGGCTACAGGGCCTTGTGCGCGAGGCAGCCCGGACAGTGGAGCCAGAAACGCAGCCGCTGGGCGAGGAAAAGATCGTTACTGAAGAGTGGCCCTTTGGCGCCGCTCCACTCAAAATCGAGGGTGAGCCGCTAGACCTTTGGGGCGGCCTTCGCCTGGGCGAAGTTGTTGGTGTGTTTGGCACGCCGGGCAACACTAAGACCGTGACAGCCGACAGACTTTTCGTCCAAGGCGACATCCATGCGGGGCAGCTATCCACGGAAGGGCGGCCAACTGTGAAGGGTCTCAACTTTGAATGTGCCGCGGATGCTGTGCCCAGCGACCCTGGCGAACAGCGCCAAATGCGGATGCAGGCGCAACGGGTAGCGCATAGCTATGATTACGCGATGATGGACCGGGTTGCCGCTCAGGTGTTTGCCGATGTGATTTCAGAGGCCAAGGGCGCCCAACTCGAACCGGCGTCCGATGAGGAAGCCTCCCGTATGGGATACCGCGGCCCGGAATCCGAAGAGGGTGAGACGTACAAAACATGGTAGCCCGCGCTCCCGCTACAGCCGAGGTCCGCAAATCTCTTCACGAAACATACCGCCAGCTTGGCGCGCCGGAGCTCCCAGACTTCCGCCTGCACCTCCTGAAACTATGGGGTGAGGACGCAACACCAAACATGCGTGAGATCAAGATGATTTCCCGGCAGGACGGATGGGTGGCGAAATGGCTGGCCGAGCAGGACGAGAAGTCGGCCAAGTCTGAGGCCATCAAGTCTGAGGCGGCCAAGTCCACCGGTGACCTGCGCGAGCGCAGCGTCGATGAGGTGGCAAAAGATATTGGCGTGATCGGCAACAAGCTGATCCGCAAGGTTACAGATTACCTCAGTGACGTAGACCCCGACAAGGGGTTCGTGATTGAAAACCCGGCGCAACTCGACAAGGCCATGACGGCCCTTGAGAAAGCCGTGAAGCTCAAGGAACTGCTCGACGGACGCCCAACAGAGCGGCGGGAAGACAACCGCATTCTTGAAAACGTCCCCGACGAAGAACTGTTTGAACTTTTCGGTAGCGACTATGCCTCTTCACGCGAAGACGGCCGGTCCCTAACACCGCCGGATGACTACGACCCAGATAATAACGCCACAGAAGCTGGCGGAGGAAGCAAGAAGGCGTCTGTGCGCCACTAGGCTGATCCCGTTTATCCAGCACATCAATCCGGCCTTTGTTGCCGAGTATATCCACTACGCCATTGCTGAACACCTGGAAGCGGTGGAGGCGGGTGAGATTGACCGGTTGTTGTTGGCTCTGGCCCCCCGAATGGGTAAGAGCGAGATGGTCTCGCGGACGTTCCCCAGTTGGTACATGGGGCGTCAGCCGGAACGGAAAGTGATTGTCGGCTCATACAGTTCAGATCTCGCGCGCGGTTTTGGCCGGAACGTGCGGAACATCGTCAAGAGCAAGGACTACCAGCAGATTTTCCCGGGCGTGAAGATCTCGCGGGATTCGCAGGCAGCCGACGAGTGGCGCATCGAACACGAAGAGGCGAACCGAGCAGGCGAGTTCTTCGCCATCGGCACCAGCGCCGGCGTGGCCGGTAAGGGCTTCAATCTTGGCATCCTCGATGACCCCCTGTCAGAGCAGCAGAAGGACTCAAAGCTCGAAAAGGATAAGCTCTGGGACTGGTATCCTGGCGGCTTCTATACCCGGCGCCAGCCGGAAGAGAACGCGATCGTGGTGATGGCCACCCGATGGGCGAAAGATGATTTGACTGGCCGCCTCCTGCAAATGTCGCGGGATGACCCGGAAGCTGACCAGTGGCACATGCTGTCGATCCCCTCCCTCCTCGATGAGGGCAGCCGGAAGAAGATCGTCTACATCTGCGATAACATTGGCATCAAGGGGTCGGCCGAAGAATTGCGGGTCGGTGAAAGTTCAGCGCCTAAACGATTTTCGAACAAGGAGCTTAACCGCACCCGCAAGACCCTTCCTAAGCGCGACTGGATGGCGCTGTACCAACAAAGCCCGGTAGATGCGGAGGGCCGGATTCTGAAGAAAGATGATTGGCGCCTCTGGCCATCTGTGCAGCCCGGCGGCGCGAAGAACCCATTGCCTCCGGTGCATACCGTTATCCAGTGCTACGACACGGCCTTTGAAGAGGGTGAGGAGGCGGACTATTCCGCGCGCACCACTTGGGGCCTGTTCGATTGGGACGACCACGGCAAGACAGACGTGCGCACCCACGCGCTCCTCATGGAGGCGTGGAAGGATCGCGTTGCATTCCCCGAACTGCGGGATGAAGCGTTCCGCGCCTTTCGCAAGGCCAACCCCGATGTTGTGCTTGTTGAGAAGCGCGCAAGCGGCCACAGCCTCTTGCAGGAGCTCAAGCGCGCCGGCGTTCCGGCCAAAGCGTGGCTCCCGCCTGGAAGGCCCGGGCAGAAGGGCAAGATCCCACGGGCTCACGCGGCAAGCGTTGTCCTGGAACAAGGGTCCGTCTGGTATCCCGCCCGTGAATGGGCGCTCAAAGTAATTGATGAATGCGCCGACTTCCCGAACGGGGAGCACGATGACTGGGTGGATACAGTCACAATGGCGCTCATCTACATGAGGAAATCATTTGGCCTTGAGCTTGAGTCTGACGACCGGCTGGCCAAACCGCGCATCAATGCGCAACCGAAGAGATTGTACGGCAACCAGCCGCGCAAAACCAAAGCAACCCAACCAACGAGGTCAAGTTTATGACGAAGAAGAAAGTATCCGAACAGCCTGAAGCGCCCCAAGAGCAGCAACCCGCACCGCGGCTGGAACCGCTGATGACGGTTGATTGTGGCGATGCCGGCAAGTGGGGCCTGATGGTCGCGCAAGGCGCGATCGCCCCGCTCATGTTTCAAGGGCCGGAAGTGGGCTGGCAGCCAAGCCAGATCATCCCCATGAAGGTCGCCCAGCACATCGACCTTTTTGTGCAGCAGCACGCAATGATGCTTGCGCCGTGGGGCTACCCCATGCGCCAGCCTGCCGCGGCGGATGACAAACCTGCGCCCAAACCCGCTGCGAAGCGCAAGGCGCCCAAACGCAAAACTACGAGGAAGTAACCATGGACATTTCCAAATACCACAAGCTCGTTGCGGCGGTCATACCATTGCTGGCGGCGATCGCCCTTCATTACGGTGTTGACCTGGGCGATGGCTGGGTCGGGCAGGCCGAAGGCGCGCTCGATGAAATTCTCATCCTGCTCACACCGCTCTTTGTTTTCTTCGCACCGAAGAATGCGGAGTGAACCATGTGGGCCAAGATCAAGAACTTCTGGGAGAGCTTCATCTATGGCGGCTCCCAGAGCCCGCCTGAGACCGAAGCAAAGCGAGCGCACGTTTCCTACGATGTGCGCGTTACTCCGCGGAAGGGCTCATCGTTCATCTGCAATAGGGCGCTTGGGGAGCGAGCTGCGTGGGAGCGAGTTTATTGCGTTCGCCGCGATGGCGTTGCCCATCAGCATGTTTATTACCACCCCGGGGATATTGCGCGCGTATCGCTGATAATCCACGAAATCGAAGAGGAATAACCAGAGAATGCTCAAGGAAAGTCAAGACCAAGCGATCCAGACCTTCATGGAGGTCTACAACATTCGCGATCGCGAACACCTGCTGGAATACATCGAAGACATCGGCTTGCCGGCCAAGGATCTCGCGGGAACGCCTTGGCGCAAGCACCAGAACAAGTATCGCCTGACCGAATATCAAACGATATTGTGCGATGCGCTCTGGAAGGCAAACGAAAGAGTTCTTGCCACGCAGACGCTAAATATGCTATTATACAATAATTCGTGGGAAATACCCCTGCAGGACCGCATCAAGGTCCACCTTTGCAATGCGCGCAAGCGCCTCAAGGGCTCGGGGGTTTTGATCCGCGGTATGCCCGGCCGCCGTGGCGGCGGGTACAGAATGCTGAGGCCAGAATGAGGCTCGCTTGCTTGATCGCAGCGGGCCTTTTGCTTTCTGGCTGCGCCTCTTTCGACAGAGAAATCGAAGGCGCTCACATTCGCAAGACAGTCAGCCTGATTGGTCTCATCACACCTGATGGTGTGGCGCTTGGCCCTTCTTATTCGATGACCGCACAGCTTGGGCCTGAGTGCCGCGCCGTGGTGATCGGTGAATCCGACCTAACCCTGGGCGAGCTAGACGCCCTTTGTAACGGAGAAGTAAATGATTAGCAGAATTTTGGGGGCCATCGCGCTCTCCCTGACAATGGTAGCCTGTTCAAATGGCGCCCTGTTCACAGCATCGCATGGCGGCCTTGGCGCGAACATCAATGTTCGGGACCAAAGCATTGCCGCCGGCCAGTACACCGGCACTGTGACGGTGGTTCCAACCAACGCCGAAGGCGAACTCCTGAAATCTGAATGGCTTGAGACGGGCGCCGATGGCGCTTCTGTTGAAATTCGTGACCTGCCGTCCACTTGCGCGGCGCACGTCTCTAACAATCAAGCGAACTTCAACGTATTCAATGGCGGTATGTCCCATGTGGTGGCTACCGGCAACGCAGCCCCTGAAAGCTGCCTCGCGCTGGCTGAGGACATCGCTGAACGCTAATGTCTCTGGTCTACGACACCACGCCTAACGACGATGACAAGATCCCGGACACCGGCGAAATTGTCATTGACGACCTTGCCCCGCCCGGGCCGGTAGTCGATGGCGATGTGATGCTCGATGACCTCCCAGACGGCGGCCTTGAGATCATTGATCTTGAGTCTATCCTCATGGATGACGTTGGTGTTGATGCTGATTTTGGCGCCAACCTCGCCACCCAAATGGAAGAGGGCGACCTTGGTGTGCTCGCGAATGAGATTTGCGAGATGGTCCAGCAGGATGACGAAAGCAGGGCAGGGTGGAAGTCGCGCCTTGAACGTGGCCTTGAAATCCTGGGGCTTACCGATGTCCCTGACGATGACGGCCCGTTCCCGGGCGCTGCAAGCGTAACGCACCCCCTCATCCTTGAGGCCGTGGTGCAGTTCCAAGCCCGCGCCATGAGTGAGATATTCCCACCAGCCGGCCCTGTTAAGGGCGTGGTTCTGGGGGATGAAACGCAAGAGCGCCGCGAGCGCGCTGACCGCGTTGCCGACTACATGAATTACCAGTGTACGCAGGAAGACCCGGGCTATTACCGGGCAACCGAGCGCATGCTGTTCTATCTCCCGATCTCAGGGACAGCCTTCAAAAAGTCCTACCGCAATACAGTGCTCGACCGCACCGACAGCGATTTCGTGAAAGCCGAAGATTTCATCGTCCCTTATTCGGCGGTGGACCTGGAAACGGCCCCGCGCTACACGCACCGCATTCGCATGAGCCCCAATGAGCTTATGAAGCGGCAAGCGAACGGTCAGTACCGTCGTGTGGCCCTCGACGAGCCCGGCATGCCGGATGAAGAGGACAACACCCGGGACATCTACGATGATGTGGAAGACCGTGAGTCCCCATCATTTGATGAGCATGATGCCCAGCACATACTCTACGAGTGTCACATCGACCTCGACCTCAAAGGCTACGAAGACATAGACGAATTTGGTGAGCCGACTGGCATTGCGCTCCCGTACATTGTTACGGTCGAGAAGCAGAGCAACAAAGTCCTCGCCATTCGCCGGAATTGGAAAGAGAGCGACAGCGACCTCAAACGCAAGCGCATCTGGTTCACCACATACGAATACCTGCCCGGCCTCGGGTTTTACGGCTTTGGCCTCCTGCATACAATCGGCTCCCTCAATGAGGCGGCCACTGGAGCAATGCGCGCGCTTCTTGATAGCGCGGCGTTTGCATCCCTGCAGGGCGGCTTTATGTCCGAAGAGGCGAGGCTGGACCGCGGCGAGGCGGTGCTTCAACCGGGCACCTATCACCCAACGAAGATGAGCGCGGAAGAACTGAGCCGCGCCTTCTACACCCCGCCGTACAAAGAGCCGTCCATGGCTCTGCAAAAAATGTTTGAAGTGCTGATCCAGAGCGGTCAACGGTTCGCATCAACCACCGAGTCGATGGTCGGTGATGCGCCTAACACAGGCCCGGTCGGCACCACAGTGGCCCTGATTGAACAGGGCTCCAAGGTATTCTCAGGCGTCCACAAGCGTATCCACGCGGCGGCCGGCCTTGAGTTCAAGTTGCGCTATGAGATCAATGGCGAGAACGTGCCCGACGAAGGCTACCCCTATTATGTTGAGGGCGCATCTCGCGAGGTTATGGCCGAAGACTTTGACGAGTTTGTCGATGTCGCGCCGGTCAGTGACCCCAAGATCTTTTCGCAGACCCAGCGCATTGCGCAGGCCCAGGCGCTAAGCCAACTGGCTCAGCAAAAGCCCCATCTCTACGACGAGTTGGAGGCCGAGCGCCGCATGCACCAAGCACTGGACATCCCGGATTCGGACAAGCTGCTCATTGACACGAGCAACCCTGACCCGATGGACCCGGTGAGTGAGAATTTGGCCCTCCTTACAGGGCGGCCGATCAAGGCTGTAATGATGCAGGATCATGATGCGCACATTGCTGTTCACATGGCGTTCCTGCAACACCCTCAATTCGGCGGGCACCCGCAAGCTCAGGAGATGATTGCCGCGCAAATGATCGCGCACCTCTCCGAGCACCTTGGCTTCAAATACCTCCATGGTATGGCCGGGCTGGGCGTGCCTGTTGTGCCTTTCGATGCAAGCGTCTCCCACGGCGAAAGCCCCATCCCGGAGGTTCCACCTCAGATGCAGGATCAGATTGCGCGCATGGCAGCGCAGGGCCTCGAAGGCTTCAAGCAGATGACAGGCATTGCGCCTCCTCCTCCGCAGCAGGAGCAAGACCCGGCAAATGCCAAGCTCGCCCAGAGCCTGCAGCTCAACGAAGAAAAGCACAAGCAGGACGTGCGGCACAAAGAAGAAGACCACCAACACGATATGCGCATCACCGCCGAGAAGACAGGTGTAGAGGTGCAGAAGAAAATGAAATCTGCGCAGGCCGACATCGCGCGAAAAGATATGACCGCAGCGGCTGAGCGTGAGGATCAGGCTCTTGAAAGCCTGATGCCTAAGAAACCAGAAGAAAAGAAGGATTGACCCATGGCCAAGATGGAAATGGTGCTGCTGACCGGCGCCAACGTGTTTTTCGATGATGTGCTTACCGCAGAAGAGATTATTGAGAATGCGCGAGATCAGGGCTTTTACACGGCCTCGATCACAGCGCCGCGGGCGTCGAGTGAGGCAACTGTTACATTCAACGCTGACCACATCGTTTCTGTTGGCGAGGTCCTACAGGCTGATGCCCCCGGCCAAATCCTGCCGGTTCCCGGCAAGTTCGGCTTGGTTAGCTGATGGCCGTTCCTGCGCGCCTCGTTCGTGAGGCCAAAGAACTTCTGGCAACGAAAGATGTATCCGGCATCACAGCGCGCGCCCTCGCAGACGCAGCGCATGAAGGCGGCAAGTCATTGGGTGAAACACTCAAACTCGTAGCGGCACTTGCCTCCGGCGGCCAAGGCGAAGGCCCGGCCCCTGAAGGGCGCGCTGCGGCAGAATCTGATGCTGATTGACAGCCAGCAAGCGAATGAGCTCCGCAAGCTGATCGCCGCTGAGCAAGAGGTGCTTAGTCAAAAAGTTTTCACTATACCCCCCAAGACCTGGGAAGAGTTCCAGCAGCGGGTGGGGCGTTACAAGGCTTTGGCCTCCCTCGATGGGAAGGTTGAGGATGCAATGAAGAAAAGGGAAGAACTGGATGAACATGGAATTGAATGACGGCAGCGATATTTCGGATTGGGACTACAAACCCGACCTTGATCTTCTGCCTGAGCCGTTGTTTGCCAAGTACCTGCTTATGCCGGTCAAGGCGCCGAACAAGACCACGGGTGGTATTATCATCCCCGATCAGGCGACCGAAGTTTACGATTACAAATCGTTCGTGTGCCGCGTTATCAAGCGTGGTCCCGGTGTTGGCAAGCACCCCCGGTACAAAGAGCAGATGGACCTCGCAGACACCGACTACCCCGTGGTTGGCGACTACGTGGTGTTGAGTAACAACTTCAATCCCAACCGTATGAACATCGGCGGCATTAGCTTTCTGCTTGTCAACGAAGATTCAATCGGTGCGGTCATCCCCAAAGAGCGGGCCACAGCCGACACACTGCTGGCCTATAAGATACTCTAACGCATTGGGATGCGCGAATGACAAGCGACGACACACAGATTTTGCCTGACCGGGAGACCGGTCGGGTGGCATGGTTTGACTCAGATAAGCGATACGGCTTCATCCAGAGGGACAAAACCGGCGATGACATTTTCGTCCATTTGACGGAAGCAAAAAAGGCAGGGATGGAATCTCTGCTTGAGGGTGAGCGCCTTTCCTTCATTGCGCTGCCTTCCCCCGCAAAGCCAGATCAGCTTGCGGCAACCGACCTCCAGCAGGTCATCTCTTAAAGCTAAGACTGTGCTCCGCTGCACCACGCAGCCCCATGGAGCCATCAAGCTAATTCCCCACAAGTAAATACCCCAAGCCAAGTCAAGCAAGCACTCAAACAAAGCAAGAGGCTGTTATGGCACAAGCAAACGCTGGGGGTGGATCTCCCGTCGAATTGGGTGAGTTCGAGGACGAAATGGATGTGCTGGACCCCACCGGGGAAAGTGACCCATTTGCCGAGCTCTCCGATACGAAAGAAACCCCCGAGCCCGAGATTGTCGAAGACGACGAAGAAGAAGATGTCGAGCTTGAGATCGTAGACGAAACGGTCGAAGAGGAAGACGAGGGAGACGATGAGGAAGACGAGGACGAGCCCGCGGAAGAGCCTGTTGCCCAAGCGCAGCCGGTTGACATCACGCAGGACCCCCGCTTCCAGGAAATGGCGCGCCGCGAGCGGCTGGCCAATTACAACGGTATTCGCGCAGCGACAAAGCTGCGAGAGGCAGACCTGGAGAAGGTGAAAGCCGACCTTCGGGACGCCAAGGAAGAGGGCGACTCCGACAAGGAGATCGAGGCGCTTGGCCAATTCAGCCGCGTGCAGGCCGAAGTCGGCCAACTCCGAACCCTTGAGGATCAAGTCAAACGGGAGATTGAAAGCAACGCGCCTGTCGCGGTGCAGCAAGCCCCCGCAGCGGCCCAGCCAGAGGCGCCCAAACTGACGGGCGAGGCTGACGCTTGGGTGAAGAAGCAAGCCTTCTTTCAGAACAATGACGACGACAGTATGCGCATCCGCGCGCTGGCAATGTCCATTGACAATGCAATGTCCGGCGAACGCCAGGATACAGGCAGTGCTGCCTACATGAAGGAATTGACCAAGCGGATCAACGCAGCCAGCGGTAAGTCGGTCGCGGTCTATTCCAGCGGGCGCAAGCCAGCAACCGGTCAGCGCAAGCGCGGTCAGGGCAAGCCCTCTCCAGTAGCTGGAGGCGTGGCCGGCAACGAAGGCGCAAAGCGCAAGGGCGTTGTCGCCAAGTATTCCGGCGAAGAGATGCGGGTTCTCCAGAGCTTTGGGCTCGACCCCAAGAACCCCACCCACCGCAAACACATGCAGCGTGAGCGGCAAGCCCGCATGAAACGCGAAGCTCAAGGAGATATGGCATGAGCACCAAGAACAAGGGCTCAAGCCCTGAACACATGGCGAAGATGCGCGAAGCGGCCGCCAAGGCCCGCGCTGCCAAGAAGGCTGCCGCAGCCGAGGCAGCGGCTTTTGAAAAAGACGAAAGCCTTGAGATGACGCACGCCGAAGACACCCACGAAACGGATTCGCTCGATATGGACGAATGGTCCGAAGACTGGGTGATGGGCAACGTCATCCCTGAATTGGAGACCAAGCACCCCAAGATGGGGTATCGCTGGATCAGGGTTTCCATCACCGGCAAGGCCGACAACGACAACATCTCAAAGCAGATGAAGAACTGGAAGCCCGTACCTGCCAAGGAATGCCCCCCATCAATGACCGCAAACCTGACGCAATTTGGCGCGAAGGGCGAAGTCATCCAGGTGGGCGACTTGGTTCTGTGCTGGGCACCGAAGGCTCTGATCGCGAAGCGGGACGCAAAAGTCCGCGCACGAACAATGCGACAGCAAACGATTATGGAACAATCCGAGCTGGCGGGCGCCGCCTCAAATCAGGTGGCCAAGGCTTACGGCCGCCCCGAAGTGATCGAAGACACAACACAAGCCACGTCAAGGCCAGCCCGCTCCGGGCTGGAAATCGCTGCCGACTAGCGACGGCGGTTTTTACTTAACAAGACCCCATTAGGGAGTTTGACGAATGGCGAATACAGACGCGCCTTTCGGTCTGCGCCCCGCTAAGCACAGCGGCGGTGGAACTGCCCGTGGCAATGCGTACTCGATTGCGAGCACGTATGGTACGGACCTTTTCCACGGCGATCCAGTACGGAGCACGGGCACTGGCCGAAACATCCAGATCGGTACGGCAGGGGGTAGTATCCTCGGCGTATTTATCGGGTGTGAATACACCAAGTCGAACGGGGAATACGTCTTTGACAACAAATGGGTTGCATCGACGGCTCTCCTGTCCGGCACCACAGCAACTGCATACGTTTGGGATGACCCTCAAATGTTGTTCTACGCGCAAGCCGCGGGGGACGTAGCAGAAGCTGACATCGGCCTGTTGGCCGACCTCTCGTCCGGCACTGGCAACTCATCCACGGGTATTTCCGCGTGGGAAGTTGGCGGCCATGACGGGTCCGAAGCTCAAGTGAAAATCATGGGCAAGCGGCGCACGCCTCCTGCCAATGATTATGGCACCAACGCGGTCGTGGAAATCCTGATTATGGAACACGAACTCCGCGGCAACGGCGTGGAGGTCTAGCACCATGGCGATGACACGCTCAGAGTTTAAGTCGCTCCTTTGGGAAGGCTTGAACGCACAGTTTGGCATGAACTACGCCAAATACAAAAAAGAGTGGCCTGAGCTCTTTGATTCTCAAAA